GTCTCCTGGCGGTTCTTTGTTTCGCTGGATACGGGGGGCCTTCGGATTTCCGCGCCGACCGCCGCCCAAATCAGCAAGCAAGCAACATTGCGCCAGCAATGAAATCAAACAATCAAAACGCTGTCACGCGACCCAATTCATCAACTGTGAATCGTCTAATACCTTTTCCGTGTTCTTCTCCGTGACATTTTCTGCATAATAATTCCAAGTTGTTGAAATTCATTGTCACATCAGCATCGTTGATGTTGAATGCAGTCAGCAGAATTTTGTGATGAACAATTTCGCCCGGAACATAGCGGCCTTGTTTTAGACAGGCCTCACACAGTCCGCCAGCTTGTTTGATATAACTTGCTCTGCATCTTTGCCATTGCTTTGATTTGTAAAATCTTTCAGCAAAATCTTGCATTCAATCTCAAATCCTCATATGTTCGGAAAAATTCATTGCAAAGAAAAGAACGCTCTACTGGCCCAGTAAAACGTTCTCGTCCGGCACTCCTGCCGTAAAATGTAATTTTACGATATCATTATAAACCTTTATTTTGTAAGATTGTGTAAGATGTTGGAGTAGGTCATCTCAAAACATCCAAGCGCCTCACCATGTAGGGCACGGAGATACACATAATCATAGGACATATCAAGGGCAATCTGCTCAAACTTGTCATACTTGACATAGCGCCTGTATAGGATGTCAATGTAACGCTTATCATCAAGGGCCTGTATCTGGTCGATGATGGCGTCCTTGATAGCAGCAAGGCGGACCTTCTCTTCAAAGATCTTGTCCTCCAGCTCCACCAGGCGGATAACATTGCGCTCAAGGATGTCACCGGCAGCGGATACTTGGATGTTGTCCTTGTCATAGCGGATAGCAGCGGCACCACCGGCAGTATCGCGGAGACACTCAAGCTGGTCTTCCTTCTGGCGGATCTTGATGTCAAGTAGCTCAATCTGTTTGAGGTATTCTTTAGCGGTCATAGATAGCCCCCTGAAGTAATTGGATGTCGGTCTCACGGTCAACATCACAGGTGTAGTCATTGATTATGTGATAGTTGTTGTAATCAATATCATTGAGCGGAGTCCCTTTGATAACCTGCCACAGCTCCCAAGCAATGGGATGTCTCCGCCACTTCCCTTGGATCCGGTAAGCATTGACAGTAGCAATGGATTGCTGGAACTTCTCACAATCCACCACCTTGAAAGCAAATGGCTCCGCCCACACTTTGGGGTATCTTGGAGGGAATGACGGAGCTGAAGCAAAGAACTCAATGCTTTCAGTCGGGGTTTCAACAATGGTCTTGATGGCTTCTTCAGAGAAATACACATCCCCAAAAATGTAACAAGTCGGCCCCTTGGTGGCAAGAAAACAGTTTATCCACGGTCCAGAACTATCATAGTGGATGAATGTTGCATCAACATCCCGGAAGGCTTCATCTGTACCGGTAACAGCAATGTCACTGATACCATTTTGACGAAGCAGGCGGATTGTCCTGTCAAGGATCCTTTCGCCACCGATCTGGACCAGCTGACGGGGAACACCACTTATTTTCTCATGGTTGCTTCCGCACATTATGATGTATTGCATGGGAATCACCTCTTTTCTCTTATCTTCTCTTCAAACACTGTACACTCTGACGGAAGACACGGCCTTCCACGACCTTTAATAAGTCTGTACATGCAAAAGAGTGTAGCTTTTTGATTACAGCCAGGAGCTTTTGAAGCGCTACTGTAAATGCAGTGTTGCATAACGTCTGGAGTGCAGTTGACAGGTGTGGAATTGTTCATTTGTCTACCTCTTCATGATAAGGTTCGGGTAACGGCATCCATGCGGTTATGCATTTTTCAAAATGACCACTCCACCCATAAGCCGTATATCTCGCAACGTATACAGTACCATGTTTACTTGAAATAAGGTACGCGCCAAAAGCATCGGGCATTTTTTCCGATACGGGAATCCATCTGCTATCACTCATTCATTATCCTCACTTTCTACTAATCTCTTTAACCTCTTTATTAATATTTTCTTCTGAAATCTCTGTAAAATCTTGTCATATTCACTGTCTGTGATACATCCATGTATATAAGCCGCTACTAGACCAAAACCTATTTCTTGGATAAACTTGGCATCTTCTCCAAAAGTAAAACCTTGTTCATTAGCCTGTTTTTCATAATCATCACATAATGCCCCATGATGAAATCCAACCATTGTCATTCCTTATTCCTCACTTTCTGTTATCACCTTGCACCCTTGCTTTTCCAACAACTCCAACTTTGCAAGCGCCATACCGATAGTTGTTGCCGTTCCGTATGACAGGCTTTTCTGTATCATCCCAAAATCCTCTTGTGCTATCTCTGACATATTGTCATTCCAATCAAACGGTTTTACTACTATCATTCCGCAACCTCACTTTCTGCCATCTTTGCGCCGCAATTCGGGCAATACTTTGCATTCATATCCTTTTGCCATTTCCAATCAATAATATAAGCAGGAGCATCACAACCACATAAGGAGCAATGTCCATCTATCCACCGCCCCACCTTTTCCGCAACGCTGACGGATGGCAAATTTTCTAATTCTCCCACCGCATCAAAAATCGTGCTTGAAAAATCACAATTACTGCCGTGTAAATGTTCAAGGTCATAAAAAACACCGCTTTTACCATACATGTGCATACCATACAACGCATCAATCGCCGCCTGTCTGCTGATTGCATCTTCACAAGTTAAAATCTTAATCGACGGTATGTTATCGAGGTTTTGTATAATATCATTCCTAGACCAATGTACGCCTTTGTCCAAGGTCGGGAACTGCGTATTATAAAAATCAATTACGGCCTGCTTGCTTATTAAATCATCCATCCCGTTCCACCTCTTTCCTCATGTACTCAACATTCAAACAACCGCCATCATCATACAGGGGACAATCTTCCTCATAGCAGGTTGCAAAATCTTCTCTGGTTCCTTCCATATCGCCTCCGAATTTGGGAAAGCGTTTTATTTTTCTAAACGGGCATTTCATCTTGTTTACCCCTCCTCTCTCAAAGTCTCTTTCTTTGGCTTCAACCGTGTATTCCATGCCGTGATAATATCATTGGCCTTGATGCTTGCCGTTAGCCGTGACGGGCAAAGTTGATTTTTGCACTCAATCCTGTAGTATCCACAATGCAATTCCAACTTTGGATACTCTCCACAAAACGGACACGCTTTTATTTGTTTCACTTCAAATCATCCCCCTTCACAATCTATTCAGGGGACAATTCTGGCAATGCTCTGAATCCATCAGCTCCATGCCTTCCTTTTCTTCATCCCACAAGTCAGGCCATTTGCAGTAGTTGTTGCAGATGTCTTCTGCAATCTCCTGAATCTGGTTAGTGATAGTTTTCTCATTCATTTGCAATCACCTCCCGAAGCTGCTCCGCATCCAGCTTTGATTTCAGATACGGAGATCTTGTTACGGTCTACATTCTCATAGTATTCCGCCACCCCTCTGACGATAGCATGAGTTTTCGCCACGTCAGCAGGGACTTCTTCCTTCTGGCAATACTTATCAACATACAAATCAAGATTTGACATTTTTAAACCTCACTTTCTTTTGAGGGGGAAAAAGAATTTTTTACCATTGATAACCATTGATACCATTGATACATCAATGGTGCCATCAATGGTAGCCATATATATATCAATATATATAAATAGTAAAAGAGTGTGTATATGGTACCAGTGTTTATGCGGCTTTCAATGGTAGTCCTATTATTTACCATTGATTTCATCAATGGTCATCAATGGTATCAATGGTAATATTTTACCCTTACCCTTTTTCCCCGATTTGAATAAAACCATCGTTTACTTCTTCCAAGTCAATAGGCGGATAGATTTTCCAAAACTTTGGAGCGTTTCCATTGTCAATCTTCTCCACCCTAACACCATCAACAGCCATGAACATGCCCTGCATCCTGCTCATAAAGCCGCCCACTTGCTTGTTGCTCTCTTTGAGGCCGATATTGAACTCAAGGGCCTTCTCCATGAGGTTACCAGCGCGACCCTTCCAGGATCCTTCACAAGTATTGGCGATATTCAAGACAACATTGCGGATCTGGCTGCTGAAGTATTCCTTTTCTTTTTCTTCACGCTCTCTCTGATCCTTGTCACCAATTTCAGCAACACCGGTATACTCCCAGAGGCAGGTCTTGTCATTGAATCTGATTTCATGCATGCTCTGACGCACTTTGCGGCCCGTGATGAACATTTTGGCATCAGCATCCGTTCTGTGTTCCTTGCTCAAGACAATGACGGAATCAGCAGCTCCTGTCACTCCGTTTGTACCGGATACATTCATCATTTCATCTTCCGCATGTATCATCTTGGTGGTATGGGTAACAACCACAATGGCAATGCCCTTGCTCTCTGCATAAGCCTTCAGATCTTTTCCTGTTCGGTAGTCGCAGTTGTAAGCACTCTCCCCTTTGGCTGGATGGTACTGGATGAAATTCAAGGTATCTATCACCACCAGCTTCGTGTTGGGGATCTGTGTAAGCAGCGCATCAAGCTGTAGCAAAAAGCCTTCATTCAGATGCATAACGTCATTGAATACGAAATGGAAATTCTTCGGGGCATCTCCCTGGCATACGATGTTCAAGCGCTCCTGTTCAAATTTGTCGCCATCTTCCAGTGCAAGGTATAAGGTGTCAGATTTATTGGTCTCAAATCCCAAAAACTTCTCTCCATTTGCCACCTTCAGACACATGTCCAGCATCAACCAGCTCTTTCCTGTCTTTGGCGGAGCTGCAATGACCGTCTCTCCCTCTGGTATCATTCCGATAACTGCATAATATGTATCAGGGAAGTCTTTTTGTTGAAGGTCATAAGAAGATATAGCCTGCAACACTGGAAGGTTCTTTTTGACCTCTTCCTCATCATCCGTCTTCCTTGTAATCATGTACTGCTTGTGCACCTGCCAGCCGTTCTCAATGCGTTTTTCACGCTCCGCAAAATCATCATCATAGGCATCAGGCTCAAACATAAGCCGCAGATCTTGCCAAGTATGACCCATACAGGAATTATGCAAACATCGGAAGCCAACCGCTCCTGAAGGCTGCACAATCACCATGCTGTCCGGTGCTTTGTGACTGGAATTGAATGGACACTCTTCCAGCACATACTTAACAGCGCCATCACTTGTGGTATTTACTCTTGCAACTCCAACCCTATGACTGGAAAGCCAGTCTTGCACATTAAATTCGTTTTTGCGAATTTTCTGATTTGCGCTTTTCGGCTCCTCCTGTGGCAATGTGGCAGCCAGCTTTTCAAGGGCCGCTCGCTCTGTGGCGCGGATTTTCTCCGGAACCTTCAAGATCTGACTCAACCTATGGGGCCGTTCTTTGGTATCAGCTCCCTTCCTTGCAATGGATCCATACAGTTTACTTACCCGTGATGGATTGAAAACCGACTTATCAATGTCAACCTGGTCGTTACTGAAGGTCATATCAAGCGCATATAAGCATTGCTTGATAAGCTGCTCATTGTCAGAGTTGTTCACCATGTCGATGGAATACAGCAGATGGCAACCATTTCCAGACAGCGCCTCAATGGGCTTTTTGAACCCCATGTTTGCCAGGTATTCCTTGACTCTTGCGGCGCTCGTTTTGGCAGCTTCCAGTTCTTCGTTAGTGCTGCTTATTCCGCTGTTTCTCTTGGGGTCGATGTCCACAAGAAACCACCTGTAAGCCACAATGTCACTGTCGCTGGTGGTATCATCAATCTGAACAAAGCGCTCATGTTGTTCTCTGGAGTAACATCCCTCATTGATCTCATTGAGGGTATAGAACACATTCGCTCTCCGCAGATCTACCTTCTTGAATGCTTCCTCAAGGCCATCCGTTCCCTTGAAATATCCGCTGATCGTCTGTTTTCTCTTACCGGATCCCAACAGGATCCTTATCTCATACAGGGCATTGTTCGGCTTCAGGATCTCAATGCTCTTCTTCACACTTTCGATGTCAATGTCCATGTTATTCATCCCGACTCCTTAACAGTTAACAGTTCAACAATCTTCTTTCCGGTCTCACTCTTGTCACAGAAGCAAAACCGCACTTCATACCGCTCTTGAATAGTCCGCAAGCTCTTGTAAAGCTGCTGTCCTGAAATCGCCATCTGCTGTGGCTTGACTTTCACCTTACGGGGCTTTCCATCCACAGTGATCCATCTGTAATCTTTCCTTCGGGGATTTACCCAGAAGTAAACATCCTCCAGCGTGGAAATATCTCCACCATGTTCACATAGGATTATGATCTTGATGCCTTGCTCCTGTGCTCGTTGCAGCTCACGCTTGAAGCGCTCATGCTGTTGGGTTACATTGCCACATAGCTCCTGAAGATCTTTCTTCCTGTCGATAACCAGACGGGGATTGTCAAGATTCATATAGTCGCCCACATAGCATTTTGAACGGTAGTGCTGGACACCCAGCGCATCAAATTGTGCTTCAATGCGCTGGACTTCAGCCTTCTTCTCTCTTGTATCGATTTGCACCTGCATTTAATTACCCCACGGAATTGCTTCATCTATGCCATCAGGGATACTCATGAAGCCATCATTCTTGGTAACAGCTCCGCCCCTGTTCAGATAGACAGGATCCGGGACTGTGGCGCCATCCACCTTGCCAAGCTCGCAGAACCAGCGAAGCTCATGGCGCATGGAAGTCTTGCCGTTGTACTCATTTTCGACTTCTCCGAAGACACCGCCGATTTTCTTATTTTTGAACTGTCCTGCAAATGTCTCACCCCATACAGCTTCACAGTTGTTGGAACTCTCAAAGCTGGTAATGAAGCTTTTCAGTGACTTGGAGCATTTTCCTTCACTGTCTTCAGTCAGAATGTACTTGGTGCCAGCATGGGGCCACTTCTTATCAGGGCGAATATCATTTTTGAATGCTTCAGTGAAGTAACCAGGCTGCACATCATCCGGTGCAAAATCGAACAGCACAACAATCATGTCTCTGTTTGTGTTCTTCGTCTTGGTTTCGTTCACCTGCTTAATGACCATCTTGTGTCCGCCTACCTGTGGCGGAATGTATCCACCAACCTGCACATCTTCATATCCATTTGGTCTGTTCATTTTCAAATCCTCCTTTGTTTAATATCTTCTGCTACTTCTTTTCCGCATACCATGCGTTCAGATAACCGTCATAAAGCAGATTGCAGTTTCCCAAGAACCCATCAAATACGTGGCTGTTCGGCATTGTGCAGTACAAGCTATTTTTCATACCTGTTTTGCTATTGTTTGCGATTAAATATCCACAATCAGATGGAAAAAAATACAAACGTTTGCTGTCACGGCTTCTTGTTGCCTTCACATGAGCGCCATCCATTTCTTTGATGAACTGTGCGTTCCTGAAAGTGATCGCAATTCTACCTGCCTTATGAACCGTAATGCTGCAATCAATGGAAGCCTTCGTGCCACCATTCAATGCTGCACTTTTCTTCATGACTGAATTTTCAAGGTCTAAATCCTCTAATCTGTACAAAGGAAACGGAAGTTCAGTGTCAGGAACTGTACCCCCCCCCATAAAATTTGCAGGAGTAGCCCTGTTGACAGGTTCTACATTGAATCGTTGCACACCTCTGTTTTTGTTTTTTCTTCTACTCATGGTCTACCTCTCTTTCTTTAACTTTCTACTGCATCAAAATCTGACGGGTTCAGCAATCTTGCTGTGTACTCACTCCGCTGCTTCACTTCTTTCCACCAGTAATTATTGATGGCCTTTGCAGGGGATACCGCCCATGTCTCACCAACATAAACACCATCACGCATGATGTAATAGTGCTTTTTCGGTTTTGGCTTTCTATCTGCCATTGTCATCACTCCATTTCGTAATAGGCGCGAATTGCATCATCCACGGCCTTCAAGTCGTTGGGGATCTCAACATCCGCAAACATGTCTTCAGGGGTCTTGGCGGAAGATCTGCCATCTGCCTGCGTGATAAACATGTGGTTCTCACACAGAATCACGATGTCAAAGCACCCTTCAACAACCAGCTTTTCATCAAGCATCTTCCCGATGGTTTTTACCTTCGCCAGCCCATCAGCATCCAGTTCAGAGTGGTGCAAGAAATACACAATCTTGTCATCCTGCTGAAGATTGTTGATGTAATGAATCAGGTTGCGGAAATTGGCAGCCATGTCCGTGAATTTGTCATAGCCCTTTTCTTTGGCGCGGTCGAACAATTCCGCTGACATCAGATACTGACTGTCATCAATTACAACTGACTTTGTCGGGGCTGATTTGATTGCCAACTGCAACCATGAATACCTTGCAGCATTCAACTGTGCAGTGCTCTTAATATCATCAGACTTGAACTCTTCAGGGATCCTGATAGGTTTGATGTCAGTCTTGAAGGGAAGTCTTCCCTTTTCTACAGAAATCACAGAAATTTCATCCTTCTTGAAGGGCTTAATTGAGTAGCTTTTGCCACTCCCTGAACGGCCCATAATCATAACCGGTAACGACATTTGATTTACCTCCTTATCCTCGTTTTTTTCTCCAAACACTCAAAACAGATCTCTTCCCCGTCATACCGATACAGATCTTCACCACCAACATCATCACCGCAGCAATCACAGTAATAATGTGGGACATTGGCATACTCACAAGCATCACCAAGACAGGGAAGTCCACAATGAACGCAGTCGTTCTCAATCCTCATCATCTGCATCATCTCCGTACTGCTCTTTGACCTGCTTGAAGATTCTGATCGCTTCCGGGCATGGCATCACACCAAGGATGTCGCGGATCTTCTTCGTGTGAACGTTCACAAGGTCGATGTTCTCACGATACTTGCCCTTGTAGTGCTCACACTCCTTTGCTTCCTTCAGCTCCGCATCCCACAAAAGATTGATAAGGGCTTTCTCCTTCATCTTGTACTCCGTCAACTGCTGCGTCATATCCAGCATCTCATCAACAAGCTTCTTCAAATTGTCATCCATTTGATTTACCTCCTATTTTCAATCAATTATCTGCACCAACACCGACTGCCTACCAAAAGCAAAGCACTCGTCCTCTGTTGGCATCCAAATGTCAATAACTCTCCCAGCGCGGATATTCTCACCACCTGTATCTTCAATGATGTATTCCCCGATAAGCGCGCCGGGCTGTCCGCCATCATTCCAGTAGATACGGCATCTTTTTCCGAACCACTCACGCTTGCTGGCTGCAACACCTATCCTTGTGCGCGTCCCTGTGGCAGTGGTGCCGTTGATACAATAAGCGGTCGCTTTCATCTTGTGATAAACAGTAGGCGGCTGTTCCGGTTCAATAGGGCTTTCAACCTTTGAATCATTGATGCCATGCTCAAACTCTCTGGCAAGGCCAACCACTGTATCAGTCGCCAAGTAGATCACGCAAATTGCAAATGCCACCACGAAAAATGTCTTCATCTTCAGTTAAACCACATCCTTTCTCATTCTCTTTATCTTCCCTGTGAGATATTGGCCCCGTTTAAGGCTTTTGGCATAGCTCTTGAATATTTCCTCACCCTCTGCGATAAAACCCAAAAATGAGGCAAATACAAGCGGCAGCGCCCATACAGGATGGACAACACAACAATCAGTCCAGAAGATATAAGTTATCAATGCTGCAATAACCACGTTCTTCTTCATCTTTCCCCTCCAATCATCAACTGAAGTTCCTCCATGCTAAACGGAACCAGGTGGCGAAGCTTCCACAAATCAACCAGGTCGAATTGCGCCTTGTTTATCTTGTACCGGACTGCCCTGTCCGTCAGATTCAGCGCTTTTCCGATGTCCTCATTCTTTACACCAAGATAATCACGCTTCGCCTTGAACAGCCTGCTGATATACGCTCTTTGCTTATCCGTACTTGAAAGATATACCTTCGGCATGTTCTCACTCCTTCCAGACTACCCAAGTCGCCTTGGCTTCAGGAAGAGGCTTTGTCCAGAAGAGCTGGTCTTTCCAGACAAATCCAATCTTGACCTTCAACTTGCTGCTGCTTACCTTGAATTTCTTGTTGGCTTCCTTGAGTGCATCCTTCTTCTCAAAGCCAACAAGAGGGACAAGGTAATAGACTTTCTTGTCTTCAATTCCGATGTACTTCTCAACCGTATTCACGCTGTCATGCCTCCTTCGCTAACATTTCAAGAATCTCTTCTCTGGTCTTGTCTTCTTCACAAGTCATGGTGTCAAAATTCAAAATCATTTGACCTTTGATCTCGTTGAAGGTAGACTTTTGAAATTCAAGTCTTTTCGCCAAAGCTTTGCGCTTTTCTTCAACTGACATCTTGCTGTTTTCAATAACTTGCTTGAAATAGGCTTCATTCTTACACATTTCCATATCCATGAAAAAGCGCTGTCCTTTGATTACTGAAGCCCAATTCAATTCATTCATCAGCGGATAGATCTGGCGCTCAATGTAAGCCTTTTCCATTTCATCCTGCGGAACATCTGTAATATCAACATTTGTATGAATGTAATTTGTAAGGTCATCCATTTTGATAACAGCTTTATTCCTCAATTTCATGTTGGCAATCACACTCTTTGCCGTTGTTCGTATGTCTTGTTTAGCCATTTATCCTCCCTTCTTCAACCATCCTCTGAAGCCAGAGAATTGTTCGATGGCATCTTGTAAGCCTGTTCATCAAATCGCTATATGCGCCTTTCTCCATTGATTTGAACAATTCTTCAATCTGGTCTTCATTGCGCATGATCGCAAGCTTATCGAATCCGTGAACCGCTTTGCAGATTTCCTGATACAAATCAATAGAAAGAAGAGATTTGTCATCTTCATCTTGCTTTGCATCTTCAAAGCTGATTACATTCTCTTGTTTGGCTTCCTTAAACTGCTCATGCCGTTCCTTGGCTTCCTTCACCACATCACGAGGTTTCACAACATTGTCAACTGTGCGTTTGTAGGCTTCATTGATTGACATGTCCCCTTTTCTTGCTGCTTCTTTTACTGCTTCAGGAGCTTTCTTTTCAATCATTTGAACCTTGTGGATAGTGTCATGTGATACGCTGGCAATGGTGGCAAGTTCCTTGTTGGTATTCACAGCTTTATCAGATTTCTGATAACCCTGTTTTGTGTGAGTTGCTTGCTTTTCCTTCGCCTTCTTCTCAATCTCCGGTTTCAGTTTCAACGCCAGTAGTGTTCTGTCATAGGCTGATATGTTGCGCCGCCCAAGCTGATTTCTTATCATCCAGAACATGGCTTCGTTGCGGTTTTCAAACTTCATCTGGCGAAACTCACATTTCAATGAATGCTTTGCCGCAATATCAAACCTGTTGTGACCATCAATGAGAATGTCATCCCCACTTGGTGTACGCCATACAATCAGTGGTTCTCTGATTCCTTCCTTGACACAGTTTTCTTCAAGTTGCTTGTACTCTTCTTTGTTCAGTGGTGGAATGAGGCTTTTAAACTCTTGATCCACCTTAATCATGCAGTTACGCTCCTTTCTTCCGTTTTACTATTCTGTGTAGTATCAGAGGCAAAAAAAATATCATCAAGTGAAATGTTCAAGACTTCAACAATGGTCAACATCTTGTCGTACTTGATATTAGCAGGGTTTTCTTCCCATTTTCGATATGTATTGATGTGAACACCGCATGCTCTTGCCATTTCATCCTGTGATTTGTTCCTGGCTCTTCGCCACTCATCAAGTGAAAGCTTCATCTCCTGCCCTCCTTTCCTATATTTTGTGTACGATCATCATCAAGTACAATATGTAGTCTATACTATTATGTGTGGTATGTCAATAGTTTTATGTACTTTTTTTCCATTTTGCTATATAATGTAGTGGGAGGTGATTTTATGAAGCCAACAATCGGAAGCAAATTAAGAAGTGTTAGAGAAGAAAATAATCTGTCGCAGACAGAGCTGGCTGAAAAGTTAGGAATCACGCAGAAAGCTATTTCATCATGGGAAAACGACAGGACATACCCAAGGATGCAGCAGCTTACTGAAATGTGTAAGATTTACAACTGCACTCTTGAATACCTGACTGGAACTCGCCAACATGATCCAAGTGACATTACGCTTGATGATATTCTGGTAAAGATGAAAGACTTTGATGTGATGGATCTTCAAGTCATCATCGATGGTGCAAGATTTCAGATTGAAAGAATTAACACCATCCGAAAGATGGAAAAAGAAAACGCTCGCTTAATGAAACAGGTTGAAGAATACCAGAAACAACTGGAAGAATTAAAAAATGACTACCCCCGGAGGGGATGAAGTCCGGGGATAGTGCGTGTGTTGGGTATGAGGTAAACCAAATCTGAAGAGTAGATCTTGAAAGCCACTTATATTATACAAGATATTGTTGTATTTTTCAATGCTTACAACAAATTCTTGTGCGGAGAATAACACTATGACGATTGAAAAAGCTGGAAACAAATGGCGAATCACACAAATGCATAATGGTATCAGATATAGGATCTCACTTGACTATAAGCCAAGCAAAAAAGAAGCTGAAATGCTGATCTCTGAAAAGATTGGCACCAGCTCCCCGACAGGATCCAGACAGGACACCTTTGAGAAATCTGCGGAGAAGTACATCACCATCAAAAGCAATGTCCTGTCACCATCCACAATCAGGGGATACCGCACAATCATCAAGAGCTTGTCGGAGCAGTTTAAGCACACAAAAACCTGCGACATATCCCAGGAGCTGATCCAGAAGGAAATCAACGACTATTCAGCAGAACACTCCGCCAAATCAACCATCAACCTGCATGGCTTCATTTCGGCTGTTTTAGGGGTTTATGCTCCGTCGTTGAAGATTTCCACTACTCTTCCGCAAAAACGCAAATTTGAGGCTGTTACACCGTCAGAAGAGGTCATTAAAACAATACTGAATGATGTAGCCGGCACAAAATATGAAGTTCCCTTTCGTCTTGGCTGCTATGGCATGAGGCGCGGCGAAATTTGCGCCATCACAGCCGCAGATCTTGACGGGAACATGCTGCATATTGACAAGGCCAAAGTGCTTACGCAGGAAGGACAATGGATAATCAAACCATTTCCCAAGACTACAGAGTCTGAAAGAACCATTTACATTGATGATGATGTGGCGGAATTGCTCAAAAAACAAGGTTATGCATACACAGAAAACCCTGAAAGATTGTCCAAGCATCTCCACAGTGTTCAAAAAAGACTTAATCTGCCCCATTTCCGGTTCCATGACCTTCGGGCCTACTACGCAAGTATGGCCCACGCTCTTGGCATCGTTGACAAATGCATCATGGCAAACGGCGGCTGGTCATCCACCAACATTTTGAATCGGGTATACAAGAGGACATTTGAAGAGAAACAGATCGATGCAAATCGGATTTTATCGGAGCATCTGAAACCTTGATTTTTTGGGTAATTTTTGGGTAATTTTTGCGGAAAACAGGTGTTATTTGCGGAAAAACGGCTTCCGAAAATGGCAATCAAAAACCCCGTGAACCGCTCTATTTCTGGACCTTTCAGCGTATTCACGGGGCTTGTGCTTCAGAGCGCGAGACGGGACTCGAACCCGCGGAAAATGCGCCTATAATGTCCTATATATCAGGGTTTCAATATATTTTTGGGTAAATTTTGGGTAATTTTTTCAAAGCAAAAAAAAAGAGCCGCTACCTGCATAAGCAAGCAACGGCCCCTTCACAGAAAGGAGACAAAACCATGACTGGTTTGTCAGCAAGGTTTAATCAGGATACCCTTTTTGAGCTTCGCCATCAGCTCGTTGTTCTGCTTCGCTGTCCCAGTATAGCCAGGTATCCCATTGGCAGCGGCAATCTTTTTTCTATTTTCCATCATTGCATTGATTTTTAAGCTCGCCAGCGCGTCCACAATGCTGGTGGATTTCCCTGAATACTTCGGATAATACTTTTTCGCATCAGGAGCGGTTTCAGATCCGCGCGCTTTTCCACTAACCACTATGGCAGTGTGTCCGCGACTTTTTGTCACAAGTATATCGCCCGTAAACAGCTCCATGCCGTTCTTGTATGCTTTCTTCGCCTCAAAGAGTCCTGAAGCAGCCAGAACAGTGCACTCTGTTGACGTGGTGAAATTGCCAGGATCCTTCAAGGCCGCATCAATGATACAAGCTCTGACCAGCGCGGAACAATCACATTCTGCTTTCGTGGTGGTTCTGATACCCTTCTTAATAATATCCGTCCGGTTCCCCTGGTCATATCCAATGTTGCTGTTATTGCATGCAGTCATCATGGCAGCCGCCAGCCCCGTGGCGACAACATTACTTTTTGCGCGGAGTACATACCACCCCTTCTTGTGCAAATAAAAATTCTGGAGCGATACTTCTCCAGAATAATCAGGTGAACTCTTTTGCTTCTGATCTCCGGTACTTCCCCCGGAAAGCTTGCCACGCTCATCAGATCTTGCGGATCCAATTATCACTTTACTCATCCTGCTCCCCCTTGTTGTACTGTATCGTCGATACACCCAGCAATGTGCCAAGCAATGTGCAAACAACAGCGCTTGTCTTGGCGATCTCTGTGGCAAAAGGCCAACCCCAGATAGCAGCCAAGCCGACATATGCCACAGTCAATGCAGGGATGCATACGATGTCCAACCACTTCAAAATATCATAGATTTTCCCCGGTAACATGTCATTTCCCTCCCTTCTCCAAATTATCAAGTCGCACTTCCATGCGTGTTATCCTATCGCCAAAAGAATTGTGCTTTTTCACCTCTTCCGTCAGCATGTCGATTTTGGTATTGACCACTGCCTGATTGGTGGAAAGTTGTGTTTCGATTTTCTTATTGGCAGAAAGATTTGAAATGATTACACCAACCAGTGACAAACCTCCTGCAATTATGGCTGTGATAATGGATTCCATTTTGATTATCTCCTATTGATACTGAAATGACCTTGTCATGTGTGCACACCGGACACGTGGGTCCGCCATCATCTGGATTTCATGTTTTCGGAGCTGGTCTGAAAAGTAAAGATCTTCTGATAATACATCACCATCGGGATACATCACATACTTAAACCACGGATAAGGAAGCTGCTGGAAGACGCTCGTCTTAATCAATGCACATCCAAAGCCGCTGCCCTTAACAGGTAGCCTGTTGACTCTGTTCACATACTCATTCAGCTCATTGAATGTAAATCTCTCTGAAAAATCCTTCTCCGTGAATTTGAACAACTCTGTCTGCTGGCTTTTGGTGTTCTTCCGCGGATATACCCCCACACAAACCGCCACAGGATTGCTCAAAAGATAATCCAGCACATCACTTGGTACAATGATGTCGCTGTCTATCATCAGAACATAGTCAAATCCGCCTTCAAGAGCTTCCTTGGCAATCTTATTCCTTGCCACCGCACAATCATATCCTTTGCAGTAGTCGAAAGCAAGAACATGCTCTGATTGAATGCCGTAGATACTCTTGAAGGTCTCTGGTGAAATATTTTCAAATGTAGGAACTGCAATCAGTATTTTCTTTTGCATTTTTCTCCTTCATTGACCGAAATGGTAAGTTCTAAAAACAGTAATATAGGTAACAATGTCAAAACAAAAAACTCAAGCACTTCAGCGTGGATGGGAAATGTTTTGAAATTCACAATTCAGCAATTAAATACGGAAATTTTCCATTTTGTTGCTATGGCAAATGATGGTACCCTTACGGAATATTATTTAATCAATCGTACTACGGGACTAATATATAACAAAGTTACAGGTGGCGATTGTACTTTTTCATATAATACAACCACACAAGAGTTAACCATAACCTTATCAAAAACTGCATATTGGACTTACTCTTTTGTGAATATTAGTTGTGCTTATTAGTCCGTAACCTTTTGGTTTGTGAACAGTAATACTTTCAAATTAAATATACAGAAAATGTGCGATT